GGTATACTGTGCGCGCTAAGGGTTTCACTTCTAGCCAGGTGATTAAGTACGAGGTTTGCTGGAACTTGCCATCTGGTGATCCGTATACACTCGTTGCCAATTGCATCCAGGAAAGTTGCTCTATCGCGTACATCTTCCAGATCACGCCCGCAAGTCGTAAGTTCATCTGCTTCAAAGGCGACGATACCTACACAAAGATGTTGCTGCTCTTCCTGCATTTCGAGCAAATTCGCTGCGCTGAAGTTGGAGTTATGTTGAAGCTCGATCACTGCCTGCCCCCTTTCTTTGCTGGCCGCTACATCTTGCCGGACAATACTGTTCATCACGATCCCGTCAAGCATGCTGCAAAGTACTCCGTCAAGCGCTTCGATCCTACGAAAGTGTCGGAATACCTGATGGCTTACCGTCAGCTTTTCCCGCCTATCTCTCTTGCGCAGGCTGATCTACTCGTGCAGTACGGCAAAGCTCATCACCCTTCCATGACTGAGCAGTCCATCATCGACTTGAGCTGTTTCGCCCGCTCCCTGCGCTTCTTCCCTTGTTTTATACGCTTCCAATCCTTCGCTGGGCTTTCCGCTCAGTTTGTTGATCCTCCTTCCAATTGCGCTCGCTCGGTTTTCGGAGCTTTACACCTTCCCAAGCCTCGAGCTGATCCCACCGCTCTTGAACTCGTCCGTCATTGCCTCGACCTCCACCTCGATTATTGTTACTATCCTGAGGTTTCTCATCACTACTTGCGCACCATGGCTCAGCGCTATCCCAACCGACCTGTCTTCTCCGATAAGCATTGTCTCGTTTTTCTTTCAGAAACTCGTTACTCTGCGGTCCAGCACCTTTAATTTTCATACTTCCTGCCCAACCTGTCTTCTACATGTCTAGCAAATTTGTCCTCCTTGGTTCTTGCGCGTCTGGAAAGTACATTTCTCTCGATGCACGCTCGAATGATGATTTTGCAAAAGCTGTATCCATGTTTGGAACTGTCGATCTCCTTTCGGCTGAAGCTCAGGTTACGATCCCCGGTCTTGGAGGTTATGCTGGTCTCGTTGCTATTGGTTTTGTCCCGTCGTCCACCACCCCCACCCAACACATCGTTCGCGCCTGCACTACATCTCTCTTTGCTACCCAACGCCCAGAAGGCGAACTCTTTCATACGGCATGTGATCTCTCGGTTTTTGGAAAGGAGCTCAAAGGCGTTATCCATGCTAATGATCCCCCGAAGCTCGTTGTCTGGCCCACTGGTTTCAACTCCCGTGATTGGACCAAGAAGCAAGATGATGCTGCCGCCTACTCCGCTACTCCTTCCTCAACCACCATCGCCTATGCTAGACTCACTATCACTATCGCTGCCAAGGCCCACGGATCCAAAGCCGGAGATGGAAGTTCTGCAGATCAGTGATCATCCTACCTCCCTCCTCGTTCTCGCTACCCCCTAAATTGTTTACGCTGCATTCAATGACTTGTCTTTTTC